AAGAAAGGCTTTGAGAGGTTAAAACGCCCTCCGCTGCCTGCGGCGACCGTTCGGCATCGTCTGAATCCGCCACCGGCGGCGACGACACCGAACGTCCCTCAAGGAGGGAGGCAGGAGACGGAAGGAAAGGCGTTGGCAGGATAAAAAGGACGTGAGAAATTGGCAAAGAAAATTCCGAAATTCAGCTACACGGGGCAATGCTCCACGGGAAGCGACGACACCTACTGGTACATCTTTCTGACGACCTCCGGCACGCTGACCTTTGAGTATGCGAAAGCGGGCGTAGACGTGGGCTGCGTGGGCGGCGGCGGGTCGAGCGCCTGCGTTCGGCAGGCCGGAAACCCGGCAGGCGGAAGCGGCGGAGGCGGCGGCTATCTGGCCAGCGGCAAAGCCGCCATAGAGGCAAGGAAGGGTTACGCCGTCACGGTCGGCGCGGGCGGCGGAGCGCCTGCCGCATGGGCGGCGGGCAACGACGGCGGGACAACATCCGCCCTCGGCGTTTCGGCGGCAGGCGGAAAAGGCGCGGGGAAAATGGGCTGGAAGGACAGCGGCACGCCGGGCGCGGGCACGGGTGCAGGCGGACGGGGCGGCAGCGAGGTCGGCGCGTCGCCAACGGAAGGCGGCGACGGCGGCTATGTGCTGGGTTTCGGCCCCTACGGCGGCGGCGGTGGCGGCGGCGGCGGAAGCTGGATCGGCGGCGCGAAGGGCGGCGCAGGCGGCGGAGGCAACGGCGGCACGGGCGGCACGGACGGCGTGGACGGCGGCTACGGCCACCCCGGACAGGTCAGCACGGGCGGAGGCGCAGGCGGGCCGGGCGGCGGCTATGAAGAAGGAACCATGGGCGGCGAAGCGGCCGCGGGCGGAAGCGGCATCGTGATTCTGCGCGGGACACAGGACGACCTGCTGCCGGTGTTTTTCAACGGCGTGCAGCTCTCGGAAATCTGGCTGAACGGGGTGAAAGCGGGCGGCCTGATTCGGGACGGCGTGCGGGTCTTTACAAGGAGGATGGAGGCGTGTTTCGCGTAAACGGGATGCAGATCATGATGACGGCGGGCGACACCGGGCTGCTGGCGGTGATTCCGGACGAAGAAGGCTATGTGCCGACGGCGGAAGACCGGGCGGTTTTCACGGTGCGGGAGAAGCCGGGGCGGCGCGCGGTGATGGAAAAGACGATTGTGCCGGAGGCGGATGGGCGCGTGAAGATCGAGTTTGCCAGCGCGGACACGGCGCGGCTCAGACCCGGAAGCTATGTCTGGGACATTCGGTTCGCCCTGGAAGCGGCGGTGGACGCCAAGGGAAAGGTGACGGCCTGCCGCGAGGTGATTACGCCGTGCGCGCCGGGGAGAATGGACATTGTGGACGCACTCAAGGAGGGATGAAATGAAGGGAAACGAGAGATGCTGCACGGGCTGCGTACAGTGCGCGCCAATGCGCGTTCACATCGAACGCGCGAAGGAGACGTTCAACCTGACCTTTGACGACCTGACCCCGGAACAGAAAGCGGAACTGACGGGGCCGTCCGGCGCGTCGCCGTACATCGGCGAGAACGGCAACTGGTTTGTCGGCGAACTGGATACGGGCGTACAGGCACAGGGAGCGCAAGGGCCGAAGGGTGAGCAGGGGCCACAGGGCGATACGGGCGCAACCGGGCCGAAGGGCGAGCAGGGACCACAGGGCGATATGGGCGCAACCGGGGCAAAGGGCGACACGGGCGCGTGCGTATACAACCTGCTGGACAACAGCGACTTTGCCCACCCGATTGCGCAGGCGGGCGTGAACGGGGCGCACGGCGCGACCGGGTATGCTGTGGATCGCTGGAATCGGACGAGCGGCGCGACGGTTTCACAGGCGGCGGACGGGCTGAAAATCGTGTCGGACAAGACGAACTGGACGGCGGGCATTCAGCAGCGGATCGAGGCGAAACGGTTTGCCGACGTGATGACGTTTGCGGTACGCGGCGTTTTCCCGGTGGCGTGCCGACTGTTTGTCTATATCGGCAGCGGCACGACGAATTTTGGCACGGCGTATTTTCAGGGCGACGCGGCGGAGCGTACGCTGGTGCTGAAGCTGACAAAGCCGGATGGACTGACCGGGGACGAAGTGGTGAACGTGTACATTTCGCCGGACACAGAAAGCACCGGCACGGCGGCGGTCGTCCGCTGGGCGGCACTCTACGAGGGCGAATACACGGCGGAGACCCTGCCGCCGTATGTGCCGAAGGGATACGCGGCAGAACTGGCCGAATGCCTGAGATACTATCGCAAGATCAAGGCCGACAACGAAACGTTCGCCGGGTACGCCGCGCGCGGCGTGGCCTACGCTTTTATCCCATTGCAGACGATGCGCATTAAGCCGTCACTTGTACCATCAGGGAAATTTTATTACACTCTTGGCGATACGCAAAGAACGACAACCGCAACTGCAACAGCGCACAGCGCAAACGTCAACAGAGCAATTATTAAATGTGCAATCACTGAAACAGGTATTTTGACGGGTACGATATCGCCGCAAGGAGATATTGACATTTCTGCCGACCTGTAAAGGAGGGATGACATGGACACGGAGAGCTGCAAAGTGCTGGTGCAGACCGACGAAGCGGGGCGCGTGACGGCGATCAACAGCGACGCGTTTGTGAGCGGCGACGGCTGGACGGCTATCGATGAGGGAGAGGGCGACCGATACCGGCACGCGCAGAACAACTATCTGCTCAAGCCGCTCACGGACGAGCGCGGCGTATACCGCTACAAGCTCGTGGACGGGCTGGTTGCGCAGCGGACACAGGCCGAGATGGACGCGGACTTTGACGCATTGCCCGCGCCGCCGCTGACGACTGAGGAGCGCGTGAACAACGTGGAGCAGCGCACGGACGCGCTGGAATCCGCAAACGACGATCTGATTTTGATGATGGCTGATTTGATTGGAGGATAAAAAGATGAAAACTTTGAACGCTTTGAAGCTGCGCATTATGACCCGTGCCTTTAGAATTCGCATTGCCAACGGCGAGGATTTTGCCGATATCGCGGCGGATTATCCCGCACTGACGACCGACGACCTGGAAGCCATCCGTGAAGCGCTGAACATGGGCTGAGGTGGCGACTATGTTTGATGCGAGGAAAGGCCAAATTACCATTACGCGAGGCGATACGGGCTTGCTGGCGATTGTGCCAACAGGCTATGTACCGACGAGCCAAGACCGGATGCTTTTCATGGTGGCGGAAATGCCGGACGGCAGGATTGTCATCAACAAAACGGTCACGCCGGATGACGACGGCGTTTGTAAGCTCATGTTTTCCGGAACGGATACGGAGAACCTCTCCAAAAGGCACAGAGCATACACCTATGCGATTCGGTTTGCGCTGGACGTGACGGAAAGCAACGGAAAGATTACGGGTTATCGGGAAATGATCACGCCTGAACCGCCCGGATGTTTTGTCGTGCTTGAAGCAAACGGATGCCCTGCATGCACCTGTGAGACAAAAAATGTGAGCAGCATGGAGGTCAAGCTTGAATCCTTCCGCGGCCCGAAGGGAGACAGGGGTGAAAAAGGGGACAAAGGGGACAGGGGCGCAAAAGGCGAACCGGGCAAGGATGCCGTCATCGACGCGACGCTGACCCAGGAGGGGAAGGCGGCGGACGCGGCCGCAACGGGAAAGCGGCTATCAGAAATCGAGAAGGCTGTTGCCGAGAAGGCCGACAAAGCGCGCCAGAATATCCTGATCGGCAGCGAAACGGGCAATCCTGTATCTGTCTCTGACGCTTTTTCCGCGCCGCTGTGCGGGCTGACCGTCTACGGCAGAAGTACCCAGGATGGCACACCAAGCCCGGATAACCCGGCGCCGATCGTGAGTGCGGGGGACGGCGGAACAATCACGGTGACGATCGGCGATGGGGCGGATGAGCGGCAGACGATCACCCTGCAAACGCCCAACGGCCTGCCCGGCATCCCTGTCACTTCCGGCGGCAACTACACTGACCCTGGCGGGCAACGGTGGGTGTGCGACGAGGTGGACTTGGAGAGAGGGGTGAAGGTGCAGAGGGTGGATAAAGCGACTTTCGACAGCACAAAAACGTTGGTT